CAGCAGCTCTGCGCAGAACAACTTATCACCCGCCGCGACCGCAACGGCTTCCCGGTGCGCGAGTGGCAAAAGATGCGCGAGCGCAATGAAGCGCTCGACTGCTACGTGTACGCCCGGGCGGCCGCATCGGCGGCGGGCCTGGATCGCTTCGAGGAACGCCACTGGCGCGAACTGGAGCGCCAACTCGGGATGGAACGGCCACCGGATGAGCCGCCCCCGATTCAAGCGTTCGACCCAGACGAGGCCACCCAACGCGGTGGCCTCTCTGTTTCTGCAACCCCACCACGTCGGCGCGTCATCAAGAGCCGCTGGTTGTCCTGATTTTCAGAGGAGTTTTCATGAGTCTTGCCACTCGTATCGAGAGCCTGGTCATCCGGGTCGCCCAGGAGTTCAACGACGTCCGGGCGACGGCAGGCAATCTCGCTGGCCTGTCCACCACCGACAAGTCGAGTCTGGTCGCGGCGATCAACGAGCTGAAGGCGGCGGTGCTGTCCGCCACCGCCATCGACGACAACCAGATCGCCACCTCCAGCACCTACTCGTCGAACAAGATCGTGTCGCTGCTCGACGCGCTCAAGGCTGACATTTTGGGTGGCGCGGACGCCGCCTACGACACCCTGGTGGAAATCCAGCAGTTGCTGCAGAACGGCACCACGGGACTGGATGCGCTTCTGGCCGCAGTCAATCTGCGCGTGCGTTTCGACGCGGCGCAGACCTTGACGGTGGCCGAGCAACTGCAGGCCCGTACCAACATCGGTGCGGTGGCGGCCAGCGATGTCGGCAACACCGACACCGACTTCGTCGTGATATTCGACGGGGCGCTGGCCTGATGAGTCTCGCGTCCAGCATCGCCGCGCTGGCGGCGCGCATCGGCTTCGAGGTCAAGACCAAGATCGACGCCACACATCCCGGCCTTGCCCGGGTGTGGGTGAGCTTCGGCTACGTCAGCGGTCAGGTCGTCATCGCTAGCGCGCACAACGTCGCCAGCGTCGTGCGCACGGCGGCGGGCCGGTACCGCGTGCATTTCGCCGTAGCGATGCCGGATGCGAACTACTGCTGGACGGCGCTCGCCCGCAGCAGCACCAACACCGGCCAGCAGCGCATAGCAATCGTGCGCGCCAGCTCCGACCTCAAGACGGCCCAGTACGTCGACATCTCCTGCGCGACGGCTGCGACGGCATTTGACGATTCCTCTGAAATCAACCTCGTGGTGTACCGCTGATGGCCTACACAGAATCCCAACTCCAGGCACTGGAGACCGCGCTCGCCAAGGGCGAACGCCGCGTCAGCTTCGGCGACAAGACGGTCGAGTACCGCTCGATCGAGGAACTGACCGTGGCCATCCGTGAGGTCAAACGCGGTCTGGCACAGCAAGCTGCTGAAACCGGCCTGTGGCCGGGTGCCCCTCGCCAGATCCGGGTCACTACGGCCAAGGGGTTCTGATGGCTTGGTACTCCAAATTCCGAACCCTGTTTGGCCAGCCACCGATCCACGATGCGGCAGGTCGTGGTCGCCGCTCGCTGGCATGGATGCCCGGCAACCCCGGAGCGGTGGCCGCACTACTGGCCACCAGCAGCGACCTGCGTATCAAGAGCCGCGACCTGGTGCGACGCAATGCCTGGGCCCAGTCGGGCATCGAGGCCTTCGTTGCCAATGCAGTCGGCACCGGCATCAAGCCACAAAGCCTGGCCAGCGACGAGCGCTTCAAAACTGAGGTGCAGGCACTGTGGCGTGATTGGACTGCAGAGGCCGATGCCGCCGGTCAGACCGACTTCTACGGTCTGCAAGCGCTGGCATGTCGGGCCATGCTCGAAGGGGGCGAATGCTTTATTCGTTTGCGTCCCCGCCGGCCAGAGGATGGTCTGGTTGTGCCGCTGCAACTGCAATTGCTCGAGGCAGAGCACCTGCCGATCAATCTCAACACTGAATTGCCGTCTGGCAACGTGGTGCGTGCCGGTATCGAGTTCGACAGTCTGGGGCGGCGCGTCGCCTATCACCTCTACAAATCCCATCCTGAAGACGGGCGGCTGGCGCCGATGTCCGGCCAGGGGGGCTTGGATACCGTGCGCATCGACGCCAAAGAGATCATCCATCTCTATCGCGTACTGCGCCCAGGCCAGATCCGGGGGGAACCTTGGCTGTCGCGCGCCCTGGTCAAACTCAACGAACTCGACCAGTACGACGACGCAGAACTGGTCCGCAAAAAAACCGCAGCCATGTTCGCCGGGTTCGTCACGCGCCAGAACCCCGAGGACAACCTGATGGGCGAAGGCGCGGCCGACGCCAACGGGATCGCCTTGGCCGGTTTGGAGCCGGGCACGCTGCAGATCCTGGAGCCAGGGGAGGACATCAAGTTCTCCGACCCCGCCGATGTGGGTGGGTCGTACTCCGATTTCCTGCGCAACCAGTTCCGGGCGGTCGCGGCTGCGATCGGCGTGACCTATGAGCAACTCACCGGGGATTTGACTGGGGTGAACTACTCCAGCATCCGGGCCGGTCTGCTCGAGTTCCGGCGCCGTTGCGAGATGGTCCAGCACAGCGTTCTGGTGCACCAGCTGTGTCGTCCGGTCTGGGCTGCCTGGCTCAAGCAGGCGGTGCTAGCCGGCGCCATCGAAGCACCTGGATTTGCCCGAGGTGGAGCGGCTAAGCGGCGCCAGTACCTGCAGGTCAAGTGGATTCCGCAGGGCTGGCAATGGGTCGACCCAGAAAAAGAGTTCAAGGCCATGTTGCTTGCCATCCGTGCGGGCTTGATGAGCCGCTCGGAAGCCATCTCGGCGTTTGGCTATGACGCCGAGGACGTAGACCGCGAGATAGCGGCTGACAACCAGCGTGCCGACGACCTGGGACTGATCTTCGATTCCGACCCACGTCGCACATCCAAGGATGGCGGTAGTGCAGAGCCGAACAAAAACGCTGCACCGATTGATCCAGTGACAAGCGCACCTCCTGTCTGAAGGACACCCATGACATTGCTACCCCATTTGGCGGCGCGCCTATTCGGTGTGCCGCTGGCGATCCATCGCCCAAAACTTGACGTGATCCTGGCTGTACTCGGGCCCAGGGTCGGATTAGCCGATCTCGCTGCACCCGCAGGATTCTCTCCGCCAGCCCGTGATGCGCCGGCTCAAACACCCAAGATCGCAGTCATTCCGATTCACGGCACCTTGGTGCGCCGTACCGTAGGACTGGAAGCCGAGTCCGGCCTGACCAGCTATGCCGGCCTTGCCGCTCAATTGGATGCGGCACTGGCCAGTCCAGAGGTTGCGGCCATCCTGCTCGACATCGATTCGCCGGGTGGCGAGTCCGGTGGCGTGTTCGATCTGGCCGACCGCATTCGTGCAGCAAGCCAGATCAAGCCCGTCTGGGCCGTGGCCAACGACATGGCCTTCTCGGCGGCCTACGCACTGGCATCTGCTGCCAGCAAGGTCTTCGTCTCGCGCACTGGCGGTGTTGGCTCGATTGGCGTCATTGCCATGCACGTCGACCAGTCCGAGAAGGATGTGCAGGACGGCGTTCGCTACACCGCCGTGTTTGCTGGTGATCGCAAGAACGATCTCAACCCGCACGAGCCGATTTCCAGCGAAGCCCACGCCTTCCTCAAAGCCGAGGTCAATCGCATCTACGGCCTGTTCGTCGAAACGGTGGCCCGCAATCGGGGCATCGACCCATCCACGGTCCGCGACACCGAGGCCGGTCTTTTCTTCGGGCAAGCCGCCGTGGCGATCGGGCTGGCGGATGCCATCGGCACCTTCGACGACGCCCTGGCGCAACTCCTCGAATCTGTTTCCTCACTCCCGAATCTGGACACCTCACAGCCGGGCCATCCGGCCCGGGTGAGCCACTCGGGCTCTTCCCGCAACCTCCAGATGGAGTCTTTTATGAATGATCGAACCGACCCCGCTGCTCCTGATCGGCTTGCTACTGATCCTGTTGTCAGTCCTCCTCAACCGGCAGCCACCACGGCAATGACCGTGGCTGATGCCGTGGAAATCGCCCAGACCTGCACGCTGGCCGGGCGAACCGACCTGATCGCGGGCTTCCTTGAAGCCCAAACAGCCCCGGCCCAAGTGCGTAACCAGTTGCTCGCGGCGCAGGCCGACGCTTCGCCCGAGATCGTCAGTCGCATCGACCCGCAAGCCGCCGTGGCTGCTGCCAACGCAGGCAATCCGGCATCACCCCACAACCCCCTGGTCCAGGCCGTGAAGAGCCGCCTCGGATCTCAATGAATCTGAATGGAGCCTGAAATGCCCGCATTGCAAGAACCTCTCAACCTTGGCGATCTCCTCAAGTACGAGGCGCCCAATCTGTACTCACGTGATCGCGTGACCGTCGCCGCCGGTCAAACACTGCCCCTGGGAACCGTCCTCGGCATGGTGACCGCAACGGGGAAGGTCAAGCAGATCGACCCGTCCGCCACCGATGGCAGTCAGTACGCCGCAGGCGTCTTGATGCAAGACGCTGATGCCCACCTGGCAGATCGAAACGACGGCCTGATGGTGGCGCGTCACGCCATCGTTGCCGATCACGCGCTCCAGTGGCCCGCTGGCATCGCTGCAGAAGAGCAGCAAGCCGCCATCCTCCAACTCAAAGCACTGGGTGTCCTGGTGCGCACCGGCGCTTAAAGCCAGGGAGATCCATCATGCAAAACCCTTTCCACAACCCTGCGTTCTCGATGGCATCCATGACGGCGGCCATCAATCTCATTCCCAATCGCTACGGCCGCATGGAGGAGATCAAGCTCTTTCCCGCGAAACCCGTGCGGACCCGTCAAATCGTGGTCGAAGAGCAGAACGGTGTGCTCAATCTGCTGCCGTCCATGCCGCCCGGGTCCCCCGGTACGGTGGGCACGCGTGCCAAGCGCAAAGTCCGTTCCTTTGTGATTCCTCACATCCCGCACGACGATGTGGTGTTGCCCGAGGAAGTCCAGGGGCTGCGCGCCTTCGGCTCCGAAACCGAGATGGAATCGCTGGCCGGCGTCATGGCACGCCATCTGGAGACCATGCGCAACAAGCACGCGATCACCCTGGAGCACTTGCGCATGGGGGCGCTCAAAGGTGTGATCCTGGACGCCGATGGTTCGGTGATTTACGACCTCTACGACGAGTTTGATATCACGCCGGCGACGGTGAATTTCGAACTGGGCAACGCCAATACCCAGGTCAAGAAAAAGTGTGCCGAGGTGCTGCGCCACCTGGAGGACAACCTCAAGGGCGAGTACATGACCGGCATCCATGTGCTGTGTTCCCCCGAGTTCTTCGATGCGCTCACGGGCCATGCCAAGGTCGAACAAGCCTTCACCAACTGGCAGCAGGGTGTTGTGCTGATCAATGACATGCGCGCTGGCTTCACCTTTGGAGGCGTCACCTTCGAGGAATATCGTGGCCAGGCCACCGATGCCAGTGGCACCAGCCGGCGCTTCATCGCTGCCGGTGAAGCCCACGCATTCCCGCTGGGCACCATCGACACCTTCGGCACCTACTTCGCGCCAGCCGACTTCAACGAGACGGCCAACACGCTGGGCCAGCCGCTGTACGCCAAGCAGGAGCCGCGCAAGTTCGACCGGGGCACCGATCTCCATACCCAGTCCAACCCGCTGCCGATGTGCCATCGACCGGGCGTGCTGGTCAAGCTGACGATGGCTTGATCATGGCGCTCATCGAAAACCTCTTTGAGGCGGCCGCCCACGCCGGGTTTCTGAAACCCTGCGTCTGGCGGCCCAGCGATGGTTCACCCGAGCAGGCCCATGCGGTGGGATTCGCTGCTCCCGACGAAACCCTGCTCGATGGTCTGACGCTCAGCACAGAGTACGTGATGTCTTACCCCGCCAGCGTCTTGGTGGGGTTGGCAGCGCGCGAGACCGTCGAAATCGATGGTCAGTTGTTTCAGGTGCGTGACATTCGAGCCGTGGGCGATGGCTCGGAGCTGCGCGCCAAACTCAGCAGGATCTGACCCATGGCCGGAAATTCGATCCGCGAGCGGATTCTGCTGGCGGTGATGGCCGCTGTGCGGCCGTCCGTCGAAGCATTGGGTGCCACCTTGCACCGTTCGCCCACGGTGGCCATTAGCCGGGATCAATGTCCGGCACTAGTGGTGTTTCCCGAGACTGAAACCATCACCGAACGTGCCAACGATCGCGTCACCCGCGAGCTGACGGTTCGACTGGTTGCTCTGGCGCGAAACGTCGCGCCGACGACACCGGAAACCGAAGCCGATCGCCTTCTTACCGCTGCCCATCTCGCCTTGTTGTCGGATGGAACGGTGGGTGGTTTAGCGCTCGGCGTCAGGGAACAGGAGTGCGAATGGGAGGTTGATGACGCCGACGCCGTGGCGGTGGCCTTGCCGGCGCGGTATCGCATCACCTACCGCACGCTCGCCAACGACATCTCCATCCAAGGATGACCCTATGCCCCGCCTCGTTTTGAACCGCCCGCATACCCATGCGGGCAAGACCCATGCTGCAGGCGATGTTCTCGACGTTGATGCCGACATCGCCGAATGGCTGTTGGCCAACGACATCGCTATGCCCGAACCAAAACCGACCCGAGTGGAGGCTGAAACCTCCCTCGTTCAACGCAAGGAACCCAAATCATGAGCACCTACGCTTCATTCCAAGGCCGCGTCTTTCTCGGCAAACGTAACACGGCTGGCTTGCCGATCGAAGTCCGCTCGCCAGGCAACGTAGCCGAACTCAAACTGTCTCTCAAAACCGATGTGCTGGAGCACTACGAGAGCCAGACCGGTCAGCGTTCGCTGGACCACCGCATGGTCAAACAGAAGTCGGCCACGGTGAACCTGACCATCGAGGAGTTCACCAAAGAAAACCTCGCTCTGGCCCTTTACGGCAACCATGTCGTCGGCACGCCGGGTACGGTGACCGCCGAACCTATTGGTGGCGCCACCCCGACCCCGGGCGACCGCTACTTCCTGGCCCACCCCAAGGTGTCGAGCCTGGTGGTCACGGATTCAGCAGGCACGCCGGCCACACTGACCGCCGGCACGCACTACACCGCCGATCTGGACTTTGGTGCCGTCCAATTCCTGGACACCACCGGACTGACCGCACCGTTCAAGGCCAGCTATGCCTATGGCATCGCCACCGAGATCGGCATCTTCACCCAGGCGCTGCCTGAGCGTTACCTGCGCTTGGAGGGCATCAACACGGCGCAGGGCAACGCCAAGGTGCTGGTCGAGTTGTACCGTGTGGCCTTCGATCCTCTGAAGGAAATCTCCTTCATCTCGGACGAGTACAACAAGTTCGAGCTGGAGGGCTCGCTGCTGGCCGATACCACCAAACCTTTTGATGCGGTGCTTGGGCAGTTCGGCCGTATCGTCCAACTGTGAGGGGAACAGCCATGAGTGATCTGGATGCCCTGATTCCGCAGGCGGTCGAACTGGTCATCGATGGCGAGCCGCTGGCTATCAAGCCGCTGAAGGTAGGGCAGATGCCCCCTTTCCTGCGGGCAATCTCGCCGGTGATGCAGCAGCTCAGCGCCTCGGACATCGACTGGCTGGCGCTGTTTGGTGAGCGCGGAGATGACTTGCTGTCGGCCATCGCCATCGCGGTTGGTAAACCTCGCGCATGGGTCGACGGACTAGAAGCTGACCAGGCCATCCTGCTCGCGGCCAAGGTAATCGAGGTGAACGCCGATTTTTTTACGCGGACGGTGATACCCAAGCTCGACGGCCTGTTCGCGCAAACGAAGCTGGCACCCGTGATGGCGGCTGGTTTGACACCGTCCAGTACCTGATCGAGCACGGCCACCGTCTGCCCGACATCCTCGACTACACCCTGGCGCAGGTGCGTGGCTTCGTTGCCGCCATGGCGCGCACCGACGCAGCCCGCGACGCGCGGTTGCTATCGCTCGTCGCCATCGGCACGCGTAGCGATGCCCGCCATCTCGACCAGACCCTCGACAGGCTCACCGACCATGCGCATCTCCGTCCGCATCAATAGTTCAGCAGCGCAGGCGCAACTGCGCCGTTGGGGTGGCGAGTTCCGAGACAAGGTCAAGAAGGCCGTGTCGCGGGCCATTGCCAGCGAAGCGTCCGAGCTCAAACAGGACGTGCGCGGCCACGTCGCAGGCCAGATGGCGGTGGTCAAGAAGTCCTTCCTCAAAGGCTTCACCGCCAAGGTGCTGAATAAAGACCCGAACCGCCTGCCCGCGCTGTACGTGGGTTCGCGGATTCCATGGTCGGGGATGCACGAGCGTGGGGGCTTGATCGCCAGTCGGATGCTGATCCCGCTGCACGGGCGTGTCGGCAGGAGACGTTTCAAGGCGCAGATCACCGAGCTAATGCGTGGCGGCAATGCCTATTTCATCAAGAACGCAAAGGGGAATATCGTCCTCATGGCCGAAAACATCAAGGAACACGACCGGCCACTGGCAGGCTTTAAGCGCCGCTATCGCAAAGCCGAGGGCATCAAGCGCCTCAAACGCGGTGCGGACATTCCGATTGCCGTCCTGGTGCCCAAGGTCGTGCTCAAGAAGCGCCTCGATGTCGAACGTCTGGTCGCGGGCCGCATCCCGCGCCTGTCGTCGGCTATCGAGAAGCAGATCCGGACGGTGAGTTGAGTCATGGCGAACCGAATTTCCGTCCTCGTCGCACTCGAAGGGGCCGACGAGGGGCTTAAGCGCGCCATCGCGTCTGCCGAGCGCAGTCTCGGCGAGCTCTCAAGCACCGCCAAGACCGCTGGTGAGAAGGCAGCCGCTGGGATGGCCGAGGTCAAGGCAGGAATGTCGGCCTTTGGCGATCAAGTGGCGACTGCCAAGACGCAGCTACTGGCTTTCCTGTCGATCAATTGGGCAGCAGGCAAGGTGCAGGAGATCGTCCAGATCGCCGACGCATGGAACATGATGTCCGCGCGCCTGAAGCTGGCTACCGCTGGCCAGCGTGAGTACGCCGTCGCCCAAAAGGAGCTGTTTGACATCGCCCAGCGCATCGGCGTGCCGATCCAGGAAACCGCCACGCTGTACGGCAAGCTGCAGCAGGCGGTGCGGATGCTGGGTGGCGAGCAAAAGGACGCGCTCACGATCACCGAAAGCATCTCGCAGGCGTTGCGTCTTTCCGGTGCATCGGCCACTGAAGCGCAGTCGTCCCTGCTGCAGTTCGGTCAGGCCCTGGCGTCGGGCGTGCTGCGCGGCGAGGAATTCAACTCCGTCGTCGAGAACAGCCCCCGTCTGGCGCAGGCTCTGGCCGATGGCCTGAACGTGCCGATCGGGCGGCTGCGCAAGCTGGCTGAGGAAGGTCGTCTGACTGCCGATGTGGTGGTCAATGCCTTGATGAGCCAGAAGGACAAGCTGGCCAGCGAATACGCCCAGCTGCCAGCCACGGTGAGCCAAGCTTTTGAGCGCCTGCGCAATGCCTTCGGGCAGTGGGTCAGCAGACTCGACGAGTCGACCGGCTTTACCAAGAAGCTGGCCGAGGCTCTGACATGGCTGGCGCAGAACCTCGACACGGTGATGCAGTGGTTAAAGCGCATCGCTGAAGTCGGTCTGGCCGTACTGATCTATCGCCTGATCCCGGCGCTGATCACCGCTTGGCAGACCGCCGGCGCGGCAGCCATAGCTGCAGCCAGTGCTACCTCGGCTGCGTGGGCGACGGCGAATCTGTCGGTGTCAGCAGCCGTGGCCAGCGTGGGCGTACTCAAGACGGCGTTCGCTGTGCTGGGTGCCTTCCTGGTGGGCTGGGAGATCGGAACGTGGTTGTCCGAGAAATTCGAGGTCGTCCGCAAGGCAGGCATCTTCATGGTCGAGATGCTAATGAAAGGCATCGAGCAGTTGCAGTACCGCTGGGAAGTCTTCAAAGCGGTATTCACCTCCGACACCATCGAGCAGGCCACCAAGCGCCACGAGCAGCGGCTCGCTGAGATGAACCAGATCTTCGGCCAGATGTACGCTGACGCATCCAAGGGAGCGGACGCGGCCAAGGGTGCGATGAATACCGCCGCGACCGCCGCCGAGGAGATTGCCAAGCGGCTGGAAGCCGTTCGCCAGGGGACGCAGGAGGCGGTCGGGCGTGGCGTTGAGGCCGTCCACAGCGCACTGGAGAAGCTGAAATCCCGTTTGGGCGAAGTCGAACAGGCAGTCGGAAAAGCGCAGGGGGTCGTCAATGACGCGACTGCCAAGATGGCCGATGCCTACAAGGGGCTGACCAGCATCGTCGAGGCCAACCTGCAGCGCCAGATCGATGCGGTCAAGGCGCGCTACCAGCAGGAACAAACCGCACTGGAACTCAAAACCCAGTCGGAAACTGCGCTGATTACCAAGTCGACGCAACTGCTGACTGAGGCGCTGACGCAGCAAACCACGCTGCGTCAGCAGGCAACCACGACCACGCTGAAGCTGATCGACGACGAGGGACGGGCGCGCACTGAAGCTGCCCAGCGCCAGTGGCAGACAGAATCCGAGCGGTCGGCCAATGTCACCCGCGTCGAAAATGAGATCCTGGCCACCAAGCGCCAGACCATGACCCAGGCGTTGTCGGAGTACCGACAGCACATCGATGCCTTGAACGCCGAAGCCAATCGGCACTTGGCCGAAGTCCAGCGCATTGAGAACGAGAAGCGCCAGTTGTCGATGACGACAGAGGAGCGCATTCGCGAGATTGCCCGTCAGGGCATGACCGAGTTCCAGGCCAACGAAGATCGCAAGTACCAGATCGCCGAGTATCAGGAAAAGGCCCGCGAGGCCCTGGCCAACGGCGAACTCGAGCTGGCCCGACAACTGGCCCAAAAAGCCATGGACCTGGCCGCCCAGGTGGCCACCTCGCAAACCAATGAGGCCAAGCGCGCTGAGGATGCCAAGAAGCAATCCGAGCAAAACATGACCCAGGTCGTGCAGCTCGAAGCGCAGTCGCGCGAGGCCTACCGCAAGCAGGAGTACGCCACGGCCGATCAATTGATGCGGCAGGCCGAAACCCTGCGGGCCGAGATTGCCCAGAAGTCGCAGGCTGCCGATCAGGCCGCAGTGCAGAGCAAGAACGAGGTGGCAGGCGCCATCGGTGCCATCCGGACCTCGGAGGAGTTGCTCAACAAGACGCTGGACGCAGAAAGCGCGGCGCACCAGAAAGCCGCCCAGTCGGCGATCACGGCCCGTGAGCAGATCCAGCAGACCCTGACGCAGACCGAAACACAGATCGACCAGATCACGGCCAAGCTCAAGGATGGGCTGAAGGTCACGATCGATGCCGACAAAAGCCGCTTCGATCAGGCGATCGCTGACTTGGACAAGGCGCTGGCAGAGAAGGAATTCCTCCTCAAGATTCAGGCCGATCTGCAGGAAGCGGAAAAGAAGCTGCAGGAGTACGAGCAACTGCTTAAAGAGGGCAAGACGCTGCCGGTCGATGCGGACGTCAGCAAAGCGAAAGATGCGCTCGACAAGCTCAAGACCTACGCCGAGCAAAACTCGCAGGTCGAACTCAAGGTCGCCACGGAGAAAGCGCAGGCCGCGATCACCAACGTCGAGGGAATGATCAAGGCGCTGGATCGCATCCAGACCGAGTCTCGGCATCAGGTCAGCACCAATGCGGAAGCGGCTCGTTCGGAGATCATGAGTTTGAACGGCGCCAACACCTCGAGCACGCACACCATCTACGTGCAGCGGGTCGAGGTCAATGCCACCGGCGGCCTGGTTGGTGGTGGTGTCAGGCACTTTGCTGGCGGCGGCGCGGTGGCTCCTGCCTTCCCCCGGATGGGAGGCGGTTCGGTGCCCGGCTCTGGCCATCACGACACGGTACCGCGCACCCTGGATGCCGGTGCCTTCGTGATTCGCAAGGCAGCGGTGCAGAAATATGGGAGCGGTGCGCTCTCGCGGCTGGCCAATGGGGTGGCCCGGTTCGCCACGGGCGGCGCGGTAATGCTGGGTGGCGCAAAACGCCCTTCCGGTAATGGAGCCGACAACAGTGGTGACAGCACACCCACAACTCCAAAGAAGAACCGTGACGCGTTCGAAGCCCTGAAGATGATCGATTTGGGTCTGCAGGGAATGAACGAGTACACCAACTGGCTGCAGTGGAACTACGGCGCATCGGTCAGCCTGGACATGCGCAGCAAGACGATGGAGAACTACGGCAAACAAGCGCAGCAGGATCGGCGCACGCTGGAGGAATTCATCGGACGCAAACAGCTCACTGGCAACGAGCGCCAGAACCTGGAGCGGATCAAGCAAACGTGGCGACAGGCGATGGCCCAGCCGCTGCTCTGGGGCAAAGACCTGGAACGCGAGCTGATCGACTACATGGAACAGAACCAGGGCGAGTACTACCGGCGTGGCGGACTGTCGAAGTCCGACACCGTCCCGGCGATGTTGACCCCGGGTGAGTTTGTCGTGAACCGGGACGCTGTTGCCCGTTACGGTGCGGGCTTTTTCGAGGCGATTAACAACCTGTCTGCTCCGGCGCAGGCCTTGGCTGGGCGCGTGATGGCCGGTGTCCAAGGATTCGCTGCTGGCGGGCTGGTGCAACCCATAGGCTCGGCGCTGGCTCGCCCGGTCCTGGCGGGTGACGGTGGCCCGACGCGCACGGTACGTGTAGAGCTGTCCTCTGGTGACCGCAAGGTCCAGGCCTCTATCGATGCACGCGACGAGTCGCGTCTCCTGCAACTTCTAGACGCTGCCCGTACCCGGGCGGTGTGAGTTCTTTCCCATGCAACTGAAGAACCTCGCTGATGAGGTGGCCCTGGTGCTGCCTGACGATTTGTTGTGGAGCGACGAACACAGCTGGTCGCCGACCGTTGCGACCAGCGCTTACCTGATCACCGGGGCGCTACTTATCCAGTCGGCCATGCGACTGGCAGGACGTCCCATCACCTTGGTGGGCGCACCCGACATGGCCTGGGTTGCGCGCGCAACGGTAGAGCAACTGCGGCTTTGGGCTGCGGTGGCGCCCACCGATGCCACGGGCCGTTTCCAACTGACCCTGGCCGATGGTCGCACTTACACGGTGGCCTTTCGGCACGCGGAGACCGCGATCGAGGCCGAGCCGGTGCTCGGTTTTCCTGCCCGGTCTGACGCTGATTTTTACCGATTGACCCTTCGATTCCTGGAGCTCTGACATGCCGATCCAAGCCGGCGACGTGAAACTGCTGAAATCTGCCGTGATGGCGGATGTGCCTGAGGGCGGTGGTGCGCCCACTGGTCAGCGAATAGCCGATGGGGTGTCGAACGCGATCTTCCCCGACATTTCCGAGGTGGATCGTGCCGGCGGTCGGGTCAATTTGCGCAAGTCCTTCGTCTCGGTGCAGACCGACGATACCGACACCTATTTCGGGGCCAACGTCATCGTGGCCGAGCCGCCTGCCGATCCCAGGGTCAGCGTCACGCTGTTCTCTACCGAACGGACCTTCGACACTCGCGAGCAGGCGCAAGTCCGCATCGAGGCCTACCTCAACAAGGGCCCGGAATGGGCGGGCTACCTGTTCGAAAACCACATCGCCGGTCAGCGGGTGATCCAGCTTTTTCAGCGCACGACCGACACCGTTCCCAATGTCGGCCAGACCTTGGTCTTGATCGAGAACGAGGGGCTGGGCACGCAGAAAGAGCAGTACATCCGGGCCACCTCAGTCTCGGTGGTCGAGCGCACCTTCACCTACAACAACGACCAGGACTACAAAGCCAGTGTCGTCACCGTCGATATCAGCGATGCCCTGCGTTACGACTTCACGGGCTCGCCCGCGACGCGGACGTTCACACGCGCAACGAACAGCACCAAGGTGCGGGACACGGTCGTGGCCGACGCTGGAACCTACGTCGGCGTGGTTCCGCTGACCCAGGCAGCAGCTCTTGGCGACTTCACGATAAAGGGCACCTCGATTTACACGCAGTTGGTGCCCAGCGCCCAGACTGAGACGCCGATTTCCTTCGTTCCGCCGTATGCCGCCGCAGGGTTGCCTGTGCCCGGTGCTGTGCCGGTCAGCTATACGGCCAGCCACGCGTGGACGGCGAGCACCAAGTTCAACTTGCCTGGCGGTTGCTTGCCCGGGTCACTGACCATTGGCACGGACGGCATCACGATCTTCGACGACGCCGGTCTACTTAAGACCGCCAGCGGCACGATGGGCACCATCGACTACGCCAACGGCATCCTGACCCTCAATTCGGGGTCGATGTCGAACGCGAAATCCATTACCTACACGCCCGCCGCGCAGATTCTGCGTGCGCCGCAAAGCTCGGAAATCCCGGTCACGCCCGAATCCCGCAGCCAGTCCTACGTGGGCACAGTCAATCCGGTGCCGCAGCCCGGCACGCTGACGATCAGCTACATGGCCCAGGGCCGCTGGTACGTGTTGTCCGATGCCGGTAACGGCTCCCTCAAGGGCCTGGATGCCAGCTACGGCGCGGGCACCTTCAACCGGAACACGGGCGCGTTCGTCGTCACTTTGGGCGCATTGCCCGACGTCGGCAGTTCGCTCGTGCTGACCTGGAACGTGCCGACGCAGGAGACGCAGCAACCATCCACTACCCTGAAGGCCGCCCAGAGCCTTGCCTTGAACCCGCCTGCGGGGACTTCGGTGCAACCCGGGTCGCTCACAGTGTCCTGGGAGTACGGCGGCACCAAGACGGCAACGGCGGCCACCTCAGGCGCGCTGTCCGGGGCGGCCACCGGCAACTTGAGCGTCGCGCAGAACCGCGTGGACTTCGCACCCAACGTGCTGCCGTCGGTCGGAACACAGCTCACCGTCACTTACGTTGCAGGCCCCAAGCAGGAAGACTCGTTCTCTCACCCCTCCCGCAATGGCGCGGGGACGCTGCCGGTCACCGCGACCTTGGGGACCATCGAACCCGGATCGCTCGAGGTGGAATGGAACACGCTGACGGACACGACTGGGCTGGGCGTTTACACGCAAAAGCAGATTCAAGAAATGGGGATCGGCCTGTGGAATGGCGTCGATCCGACGCAAATTGCCCGAGACGACGGCGCTGGCCGAGTGCTGCTCAATGGTTCGGTGGTCGGATCGGTGGACTACGCGACCGGATCGGTGGTGTTCCAACCTGATGTCACGATCAAGATTCCTCGACCGGTTTACACCTCGCAGCGTCTGGGCTGGGGTAGCGCAGGGTTGATGTTCAGGTTGAACTACGCGGGCATCCAATACATCGACGCGCCATCGATGTACCCGAACGACGAATCCGGCTATGTGAAGCTGCGCTACAACAGCGCGGGCTCGACCAGCAACCACTCGGAAACCTTCCAGTTTCTGCCAGCCTTCAAGCTGGTGCCGGGTGTCAATGCCCAGGTGGTGACGGGCACAGTTCTGCTCACCGCTGCAGGTGCGCAGCCCTGGGGTGATAACGGCCAGGGCACCCTGCGAGAGTTCACCACCGGCGGATGGGTTACGCGCGGCACGATCAACTATCTGTCGGGCGATGTTGCGCTGACCTCCTGGACGGCAGGAACGAACAACGCCATCACCCGGACCAGTTGCGTGACCACGGTGGGCGAGAACATCTCCAGCGAGTTCGTGTTCCGTACCGGGGCCGCTCCCTTGCGTCCAGGGTCGCTGTCGATCCAGTTTGCCCGCGCCATCGGTGGCACGCAAAGTGTCAGCGCCGGGATCGACGGCAAGATCGATGCTCCCGGCGTCAGCGGTAGCGTGGACTACGAGACCGGGCTGGTGCGGGTGCGTTTCGGGAGCGTGGTCACGGGGGTCGGCAATGAAGCAGAGCCGTGGTTCGATGCCAGCAACGTCAGTGCCGACGGCAAGATCTTCAAGCCGGAACCTGTAGCAGCTTCCAGTGTGCGCTACAGCGCGGTGGCCTACAGCTATTTGCCGCTGGACGCCGATCTGCTGGGCATCGACCCGGTACGCTTGCCCAGCGATGGGCGCGTACCGATCTTCCGCCCGGGTGGGTTTGCGGTGGTCGGCCACACAGGACGCATCACGACCTCGGTCATCAACGGCCAGACCATCGACTGCGGCCGGGTCCGTCTGTCCCGGGTCCGGATCGTAGGCAACGATGGCGTGGTGATTCCGACGGGCTACACAGCCGACCTCGAAGCCGGGACGGTGACCTTTAGCAACGTCAGTGGCTACAGCCAGCCGGTCACCATCGAGCACCGCATCGAGGACATGGCGGTGGTCCGGGATGCGCAGATCAACGGCGAGATCAGTTTCACGCGCGCATTGACCCATAACTATCCGCTCGCCACGCCGGGCGATCCCCGTTCTGGCAGTTTTGTGGCCAGCGCCTTGATGGCCGGCGATTTATTCGCCCGGGTCAGTCTGGTGTTCGATCAGGCATCGTGGAACGGCGCGTGGGCCGACAGCCTGTCGGGTGGATCGGCCACGGCCACCTTCAACAACACCCAGTACCCGATCCGTGTCACCAACCGAGGTGCGCTGACCGAGCGCTGGATCGTGCGCTTCACCAACAGCACGTCCTTCGAGGTGATCGGTGAAAACGTCGGCGTGATCGCCTCGGGCAACACCAGCACCGACTGCGCCCCGAACAACCCGTCCACCGGCGTGCCTTATTTCTTCCTGCCGGCGCTGGGTTGGGGCAACGGCTGGGCGACCGGCAACGTGCTGCGCTTCAACACCATCGGCGCCCAGTTTCCCGTCTGGGTGGTGCGCACGGTCCAACAGGGCCCGGAAACGGTACCCGACGATGCCTTCACCTTGCTGTTGCGCGGTGATGTGGACACGCCTTGAGCGGAGAAATAGATGACTGATTTGAGCGTCAAATACTTCAACAGTGGCATGGCTGGCGCCCCGCAGGTGTCCAACGCCTGGGGTGATCTGGTCAACATGCTCGATGCGGTGCTCGTTAACGGCTTCAACCTCAAGGGGATCGACCGTCTGAGCTTTGCCGATGGCTTGGCCACCGCCACGATCACCACCGGCCACAGCTATCTCAAAGACCAAGTGGTGGTCATCGAAGGGGCCAACGAGACGGCTTACAACGGCCAGTTCCGTATCCTCAGTGTCACCGCCACCACGTTCAGCTATGCGGTGACCGGAACGCCGGCATCGCCTGCGACCACAGCGACCAGTCTGTCGGCCAAGGTCGCCCCCCTGGGGTGGGAGATCGCCTTCTCCACCACCCACAAGCGCGCCTATTGCAGCGTCCACCCGCAATCGCCGGGCAACCTGCTGCTGATCGACGACAGCCTGAAAGGCGCGTCCTACGGCACCACCTGGGCCAAGTGGGCCAACGTCGGTATCGTCGAAGACATGGCCGACATCGGGACCATCGTCGGCGCCCAAGCTCCGTTCGATCCGAGCAAACCGAACCAGAACTGGGCACAGTGGGAAGCCAACCAGTGGGGCTGGCACAAGTGGTACCACGCGCAGCAGGCTGGGTATGAGAACTACGGTGATGGGGGCGGCGGCAACCGCAACTGGGTGCTGGTGGGCGACGAACGCTTGTTCTTCCTGTTCGTGACCAATGCGGCGGGGTACAACTGGTACGGACGCAATTTCTATTGCTTCGGCGACCTCGAAAGTTTCAAACCGGGTGACCGCTACCACACCGTGCTGTGCGCGGATGACCGCTACTGGAGCATCAACAACCAGTATTCAAGTTACCCCGGTCAGTACAACGGCTATGGGCTGACCCACTCGCTGGACGTCGGGGGCAAGGTCATCCTGCGCAACCACACGCAGGTCGGCAACTACGTGCGTTGGGGCGTGACATCGCTCAATACCAACAACGGTCAGCAGGTGTGCGGGCGCGGCAATCTGCCGTTTCCCAACGGAGCCGACTACAGCCTGTGGCTGATGCCGACCTATGTGCGGCAGGAGGACGGACACCTGCGCGGAATGATGCCGGGCATGTACTGGATGCACCAGGACCGGCCCTATACCGACCAGACCATCATCGACAACGTCGTGGGCCAGTCCGGTCGACGCTTTCTGCTGGTCCGCACCCAGTACAGCTCGGAGTCTGAAGGGGCGCAGGTGGCGTTCGACATTACCGGGCCATGGCGGTGATTTATGAGCCGCTTATTACTGCCCAGACTGGGCACGGGCAACACCGTGCCTTTCTTCAACAACTATGGCGTGTCCAAGGACGGCAACCCCTGGGGTGATGGTGGATCGGACACTTTCGACGGCACCTCAGGCGCCCAGGTCAGCAGTTCGACGGGCTGGGTGCGTATCGCGGGCAACACCTACACCACCCCGGACGGCTCGATCGATATCACCAAGGCGCTGGGCTCGGATGCGGTCGACATCGGCGTCTACTCCGGCTGGGCCGTGGCGGGGATCTGGGTGTGCGAAATCGAACTGGGGCACGAGCCGCTCACACCGCTGAACTTCCGTTTCTGGTGCAACACCGGCTACGACGGCAGTAACGCGACCGGGATGGTCACGCGGCCCTATGAGCTGGCCGGTGAAACCTACGAGCTCAAGACCGTCTGGAGCACCAACAGCTTCCAGGATTCGTGGCCAACGACGGGCGAGACGCAGCTGACAGTCACCATCGTGCCCTATCTGGCCGAGCACAACCTTCCGGGCGCCAACCCGTTTCAGTTCAGTCGTTCCGGCGATTCAGTCGACCACTTCGTCAATGACGCCTCGCGCGGCGCGACGATGTACATCCAGTGGGGCAAGGCCAGTGTTGCGGAGGTCCAGGACTGGATCATCGGTGATCTGGTGGCCAACGAAGAGTTCATGAACCCGCCGCATGAACGCACCTTGCTGCTCAACACGGCACCGGGTGCGCGTTGTGCGGCGCTGCCCCATTGGCACAGCCCGAACTCGGTGCTGTGGGACCGCGTCGGTGGGTTTGATGCCTGCTGGCATGCCTTGCCCAAGTTTCGCCGCAACATCCACTTTGGTGGTGCCGGACTCATCACCGGTTCCGTCAAGGAGAAGGCCGCTCAAGCCAGCACGCCCAACCGAGCGCTGGTGCGTCGGGTTCAACTCTTCAGTGCTCAGACGAACCTGCTGGTGGCCGAGACCTGGAGCGCTGCTGACGGCAGCTACCGCTTTGATCACCTCGACCCTGATCAGCGCTTCACGGTCGTCGCGCACGACCACGAGCATCACTACCGGGCGGTGATCGCCGATCGGCTGCAGCCGCAGGTGATCGCATGACGATCACTTTGAGTACCGAACACCACTTGGCGCGCATGGAAAGCACCCGGGCCTTCCTGGACCGGGGCACTCAAGCCGCACGGGTACGCATCTACGGCGGGGTACGACCGGGGGCGCCCTCCGACAACCCGAGCAGTGTGATGCTGGTCGAAGTTCGCCTCACCCGGCCCTGCGGCAGCGTGGTCGGTGGGCAGCTGGTGCTGACCGCCCAGGAAAACGCTTTGATCACAGCGTCGGGCCTGGCGACCTGGGCGCGGTTGGTCAATGGTGAGGACGTCACAGCGATGGACCTCGATTGTTCTGATCTTGCCGGCGACGGCGAGATCCGCTTTGAGCAGACCCAGCTCTACGCGGGCGGTTACGCCCAAATGGCCAACGCCGTTCTCGGCTGAGCCAGATCCGGTCGCGACCTGCGACAGGGCACAAGTTTCATTTCCATTCCACTTTCAGGAGCCATTCATGGCAAACAGCCTTTACGACAAGGGCCGGCAGCGCTTTCTCGAAGCACAACTGAACTGGCTCACCGACGACATCAAGGTGGTCATGGTCGACACCGGCGTCTACACCTTTGCCTCCACCCACGAGTTCTTCGCCAGCATCCCGGTGGCCGCCCGCATCACCGCGCCCACCACGCTGACCAACAAGACCAGCACCAACGGTGCCGCCGATGCGCAGGACGTGACTTTCGCGGCGGTCAATGGCCCCTCGATCGAGGCCCTGGTGATTTACCGCGAGGTGCTGGGCACCGATGGCCTCACGCCCGATGAGGCGGCATCGCCCTTGATCGCCTACATCGACACGGCCACCGGCCTGCCGATCACGCCCAACGGTGGCGACATCATCGTCACCTGGGACAACGGCATTAACAAGATCTTCCGTCTGTGAGGGGCGCTGACCATGACGACTCCGGTCCGCTTCTGGCGACTCTATTTCCGCAGCGTGAACACCTACAACTACGGACAGTTGATCTTCCGTACCTTGAAGCCGCATGACGCCAACGGCAATCCGCTGATCAGCGGGGTGACCCTGTCGATCTCGGCGGGCCTGATGAACGGGACCTCCTTCCCCTTGGCCAACCTGATCGACACTGATACCGCCACGGCCACCTACTGCGGCGTGAACTACCCCGATTACCAGACGACCACGTCCTGGCGCTTCGTGCAGTTCACCTACACCGACCCGGTGCTCTGGGACTACCTGCTGGCCAACCTGTCTGAGACAGCGCTCAACAGCAATTCCGTGGTGCCGGCCAACTCGGTCGACTTCTGCATCGATTCCTCCCCGGATAACGTGACCTGGAACCGCCAGGCCATGGTCTACCGCCCGGTGCTCGCGGCCAATGGCGACTACAAGTTCAGCGCCACCACCAAATCGACCACCTATCCGATTCCGTCGCGCATCAATATCGGAGGCTCGGGGGGCATCTACGGCATCGTCTCGGAGGACGGCGTGGCCCAGGCTGACCGCCCGGTCGTGCTGTTTGAGCGCGATACCTTTTACAAGGTGGGCTACACCACGACCGACCAGAACGGCGGTTACGCCTTCAACGGGCTCAATGAGAACCGCGAGTTCCTGGTCATGTCCTATGACCCCAGCGGCCCACCGTACAAGAACGCCCTGGTCTGGGACCGTATCCAGCCCATCAACACCAAGGGCAACCTAGCGCCGCAATCGGCTTTCTGGGCCCGGCGTTGCCGGGAGTCGTCGCTTGGCATGCTGGTGAGCTTCGCTGACTACCTCAACGGCGCGACTTACCGCTACTTCCGCTCCAACATCCTCGGCCATGCAGAAAACATGCTGCAGACCACCGAGCAGTTCTGGGGGTTCGACTTCTACCCGGACACGCGAGTCGGCGGCGCGATCCGCTTCCTGAAGTCGGGCCGGCATCTCTCCCCGACGGCCAACACCAACGGCCTGTTCATCCGTGCAGGCCAAGGCGCCATCAATGGTCGCAATCAAGCCAGCCCCCCGGAAAACTACACGAACCTTACCTGGGAATACATCTTCAAGGCGCCGGCGCCGAGTGAGACGGCGTTGATCTTCATGTGGGGTGGTCGGCGGGATTCGGACGACCACGCGTACTACGGGTACGACGACTACTGGGGCTACTACGGTATGACCGCCGGGCCCACCCTGGAGGTGACCTCGGCGGTGATGAACGTGCGTCTGGCTCTGAGCACCCGCAACCTCTCGATCGTGCGTGCCACGGCGCCTGTCATCGCAGGCGAGATTTACCACGTCATGGTGACCTACGAGCAGGACGCCAGCGTGAAACTCTACGTCAATGGTGTGCTGGTGCAGACCACCGCCATCACGGGCGGTGGGCGCCTGTGGAGCTGGCTGCGCTCGAACAACCCGACCAACGAGAACTGGGACTACCTTGCCACCACCAACCAACCCAACGGCGCAGCCCGCCGCTTTGATGCGCTAGCCATTGGCGGTTACGGTACACCGCCCCATGGACACGGCTCCGGTTGGGGTGCGGTGCCGGCGGCGCATGGCGGTGGGTTCGGCTTGGCTGCGATGTACTACCGCACCTTCACGGATGCCGAGGTGGCGAGCTTCTACGACTCGTACCTCAACTGGGAGACGCATGTCGTCGCTCCCAAATACGCGGGGTACATGGCCGAGGTTGAAGCGGACAACCCGGTCTATTACTTTCGGATGAACGAGCTGCAGAGCCAGCGTCCGATCAATGCGCTGGGTCAGCAGGATTACTTTGCCTGGTACGAGGGCAATCCGGTGTTCAACGCACCCGGCTTCGTGACCGGATCGAGCGCCATCACCACCAGCAATGGTTCGCTGCTGATCAACAACTTCAGCACGCTGGCCTCGACCTTCACGGTCGAGTGTTTCGTGCGGCCGTCTTCGGTGACGGGGACCACCAGGATCTGGCTGCTGCGCATCTATAACGGCAACCCGCCGATGTACCTGTCCCTGGTCGCCGGCAACCTGCAGTTGTCGATCGTCGATGTGACCGGTACGACCACGACGGTGTTCTTCGTCCATCCCAATCTGGTGGCCGGGTCGGCCTACCACCTGGCGGTCACCTACGACCCCTGGGTTGAAAAGAAGACCCGCCTGTACATAAACGGGGTGCAGGCCAACGAGCAGACCGCGACAGTGTTTCCCGACACCTACCGCACGGCCACGTGGCTGTGCATCGGCGCCAACGCATCAGCCACCGCGCCGACCATCTCGGAACGTTTCCAAGGCCAGATCGGGGAGTTCGCCGCCTACAACTACGTGCTGCCACCAGCGCGCGTGCAAGCGCACTTTGATGCACGCAACACATGATGGGTGGGAAACATGAAGCACTAACCTGAGCCGCAAGAGGAGCAAGCCATGGCGGGCGCATTACCGGTCGCCGGCGTTGGCCTGGGCGATCAACACAAGTTTGGATTTCCGCGCATCGAGAATGCAGCCTGGACGGTCGCCCCGCTGGGGTGGTCCTCCAGTCGGATCGCCCTGACGCACTCGATCTATTACCCGGATCAGAACGGGGCAGCGGTTTGGTTTGCCTTTGACCAGACCTATGCGGCCCCCGCCGTGGCCAATGTCGCCTTTCATTTCAGTGGCGATACCCTGGCCGCGGGTGTGTCAGCCGGAGAATGCGCGACGTTTGGGGTGGCTGGCGTGGCCAATGCGGCACGCACCGTGGCCCCCCAAGGCATCGACAGCGGGGTGGTGCCCCGTGCCGTGCGCATCTGGCCGTCGGTTGCCAACAGTGGGGCAAGTCGAGACTTCGCCTTCGCGGCTGCCTATGCCCCCCTGACGGGGCAAAACACCGCGTTCTACTTCGGTGGCACCATGGTCGTTACGGCGGCCACGGTGGGCGACAGCAGTCGTTTCGGCAGCATCGAACGGATCAAGAAACCACCACAGCTTTTTGCTGCAGGGTGGCAGTCGTCCAGGATGACTGGCAAGCCCCGCGTCGGGGCAACGGGCAGTATCGATTTCAACTTCGATCGGCCCTACGGTGTTCCGCCGGCAGCCAACGCCGCATTCCATCTGGGCATCAAGCAGCCGCTGACGGCTTCCGTTGGGGACGCGTCCAAGTTCGGCTGGGCTGGGGTTCGCAACCTGGCTGCGACGGTGGCGCCCCGAGGGATTGCGCCACCCGAGCGCGTCGCACGACCCAAGGTGTTCGATGCGGACACCCAAGGGGCCACGGTCGATTTCGCCTTCGTGCAGGCGTTCCTCAACCGGCCACCGGCACTCAACACGCCGTTTTACTTCGCCTGGGAGAGCCGGGCCTTTCCGGACGGCTGGCAGGACACCGCCTTCGGTGCGTCACGCGTCTGGCTGTTTCACAGCTTCGCCCACGGTCAAGGCTGGGATTCATCCCGGTTTGGCACCTCTCTGGTGGAGAACTGGGCCGAGTTCGCGGCCACGCCGATGGGCATTGCACCGCCGGGGGCTGGAGTCCCGCACGTGGAGATTGCACCACGTTTCCCCTTTGCCTTGAGTGGGGTGCTTCCGACGCTGGCGTCGATGCACACGACGCTGCGCTATGTCTCCTTGACCGCTCGACCCACGGTGGCGCACCGCCGCGATCACTGGCGACTGGCCAGCCAATCGGAACGTGGCGTTCGGCACGGTCAGCAAGACGCGCGCAAATCGCTGGCCGGCTGGCACAGCGATTGGCAAGTTGCTCGGCAGGCGCGCCAGGGCATCGAGCACCGACTACCGCAGCGTTTGCAGCCCAGTGTCTTGCGCTGGCTGCAGCTGCACCAGTCCGCGATGTCTCTGCCTTGGGAAAGTCCGCTCCGGCAGCAAGATGCCAGCCCCTTATGGCGAGACCTGATGTCGCCCCATCAGGATGCCGAAGGGGCGGCTGTTGGAGTTCTGTGTCTGCAACAGGATGGCGATCGTTCGGTGCGCGCGAGTCGACGGGGCATCTGGCAAGTGGCAGTGGCTCTGGCGCGAGGTCTGGCGAGCGATCACCAAAGTGCGCAGCCCGAGCGATGGGGCTGGGGTGGTCGGTACCAGGATGCGCGCGTGCCCCCGCCAGGACTGTCCCGGGTGGTCATTCCTCCGGTCGTGCCACCCGATGCGTGTTATTCGCGCAGTCCGCATCTGGTGTTCGCTTCACCCGTTGCCAGTGACGGGCTGTTGTTCTTCCAGTGCGACGGCTACTCGCCATTGCCGCCTCCCGTGGGCGGCACGGTGGTCGTTGCCATCCAGAGGGTCTATCTCGTGATCAATCACTGCACCTTGAAGCGCGTCTCGGACAACGTCAGCGTGCCGACCGTGTCCATGTCCTTGCGTCTGGATGCTGGCTCCTGGGTATGGGGCTTCGAGGCCGCCTTGCCCGGGGCCGCGCAGGCGCTGGTGGAGCCCACCAACGCAGGCCCGGTCGAACTCTCGGCATGGATCAATGGCACTGAATTCCGCGTCCTGGCCGAAAGCCTCAGCCGCGAGCGCACATTTGGCCAGACGATGCTGCGGGTGAGTGGGCGGGGGCGGCAGGCGCTGCTCGATGCGCCCTACGCGGCGACGATGAGCTTTACCAACATGGATGCGCGATCGCATCAGCAACTCTTTGATGACGTGCTGACCTTGAACGGCATCCCCTTGGGCTGGACCATCGACTATGGGCTGGAAGCGTGGAATGTGCCTGCCGGTATCTTTGCGCATCAGGGGGCGTTCATCAGCGCGTTGGCCACCCTGGCGCGTGCCGGAGGGGCGTATCTGATTCCGCACGCAAGTAGCATGTCGTTCCAGGTTCGCCCCCTGTACCCATTGGCACCGTGGCACTGGGGTGAAATTACCCCGGACTTTGTCCTGCCAGCGGCCGCGATTAGTCGTGAGTCGATCGCATGGAGAGACAAACCGGCCTACAACCGGGTCTTTGTCAGTGGTCAGGAGCAAGGTGTCATCGGCCAGGTGACACGTGCCGGCTCAGCGGGGGATTTGCTGGCGCCGATGGTCACCGATCCTCTGATCACGACAGCGGCTGCCGCACGCCAGCGGGGCCTGTCCATCCTGTCCGACACCGGACGGCAACTGGAGATCGGGTTGCGTCTGCCGGTATTGCCGACGACCGGGATCATCCGGCCTGGCGCCTACATCCAGTACGAGGACGAAGGCCAGACCCAACTGGGCCTGGTCCGCTCGACCAACGTCGAAGTGGGGCTGCCCGAGGTCTACCAGAGCCTGGGAGTCGAGTGCCATGCGTAATCTGTTCAAGGAATTCCTGGCACTGATCCCCGATCCGGCCTTGCAGGTCGGGGCCGTTCAGTCCGTGTCTGCCAACGTCGCAACCGTGGTTTTGCCCGGTGGCGGCTTATTGAAAGCACGCGGGGGCAGTCCCGAACTGGTGGGCCGCAATGTCTTCGTGCGCGACGGGGTGATCGAAGGGCTGGCGCCCGATCTGCCCCTTGAGGTCATCGAAATCTGAAATCCGCTTCACCCAACCCAAAACTTCATCCCTTGAAACCCGTTCCGGTGCTCACGCGCCGGGCGGGTTTCGTTTTTATGGAGACCGCCAATGTCTGATCAAGAAAAACCTGCCCTCGTCGAGAACATGCTCCTCTTGCGCAAAGAGGACTTCGACGAATTGCTCGACCGCGCAGCCGAACGTGGAGCGGAGCGTTGCCTGTCGCACCTCGGCCTCGAAAACGGCCACGCCGCGCGTGACATTCGAGAGTTGCGTGATCTGCTTGAAGCCTGGCGCGATGCCCGCCATACCGCGTGGCAAACGACCATCAAGGTCGTCACCACAGGCATCTTGGCCGCGCTTCTGGTTGGTGCTGCCATCAAGCTCAAGCTGATGGGAGGTCCCCAATGATTGAGACCTTGCTTGGCGGCCTCCTTGGCGGGGCCTTCCGTCTAGCACCCGAGATTTTGAAGTGGCTGGATCGCAAGGGGGAACGTGGCCATGAACTGGCGATGCAGGACAAGGCGCTGGAGTTCGAGAAGCTGCGTGGCGCTCAGCGCATGGCCGAGATCGGCGCTGCCTCCGATGCGGCCTGGAACGTGGGCGCTGTCGAGGCCTTGCGTGATGCTGTGGCAGCACAGGGCCAAAAATCGGGCGTTGGCTGGGCTGATGCCCTGTCGGTCAGCGTTCGGCCGATGATCACCTACTGGTTTATGGCGTTGTACTGCGCTGCAAAGACGGCAGCGTTCGCAGCAGCCGTGACCGCTGGCGCTGGTTGGGGGACGGCCATCTTGCATGCCTGGACGGAGGCCGACCAAGCGCTCTGGGCTGGGGTGTTGAACTTCTGGTTCCTGGGGCGTGTGTTCGACCGGGTACGGCCGTGATCGCGGTTCCACAAGCGGCCATTGATCTGGCCAAGCGCTTCGAGGGCTTTCACCGCGTGCCGAAGAACGATCCTGGCCGGGCGCATCCCTACGTCTGCCCGGCAGGCTACTGGACGATTGGCTACGGCCATCTCTGCGATCCGAAGCATCCGCCGATCTCGGAGGGAGAGGGGGAAGCGTACTTGGCGCGGGACCTGGCGACTGCGCTCGAAGCGACGCTGCGCTTCTGCCCGGTTCTGGCCACCGAGCCAGAGGGGAGACTGGCGGCGATCGTCGACTTCACGTTCAACCTCGGCGCAGGGCGGCTGCAAACGTCGACGCTGCGGCGTCGGGCGAACCAGAGGGACTGGGCCGCCGCCAGCACGGAGCTGCGGCGCTGGGTTTACGGAGGAGGCCGAGTCTTGCCAGGGCTGGTTGCTCGCAGAGAGGCCGAGGCTGCTTGGCTTCTTCTCAACAGTCAATCCAAAAATATGTGAAGAACTTCATTCGCCCGAGTGTGGAAAAACCAGGGAAAAACACGTGACGCCTTGCGCAGACTTCACACTGGCGCGCCCACCATGAGCTTCGACAATCGCCTTGGTGATGGCCAAGCCGAGCCCAGCGCCATCGGAGGTCGGATGAGCGCGCGCGGAGTCGGCGCGGTAGAAGCGG